GAATTTGTTTATGTTCACAATGGAAGATTTGGAGTAGGAACTCAATCACCAAGTGTGAAATTAGATGTTGCAGGTGGAGATATAGCAATAGATGCAACGCAAAAACTTTACTTTGATGGTGGTGGTGATACTTTTATAGATGAACAATCGACAAATCTTTTGAGATTTAGAGTAGGAAATAACAATGCTTTGAAGTTAAGCAATACCGAAGCAATTATTAATGATGCAGGTGGTAGTTTTGACTTTAGAGTAGAGGGAGATACTGACCAAAATCTATTATTTGTAGATGGTAGTGCAGATAGTGTCGGTATAGGAACTTCATCACCAAGTAAAAAGTTAGAGGTAGCAGGAGATGTTAGAATTGCAAGTGGTGGAGATTTAATATTATCAGATAGTGGTGGTGGTAATGATACTTTCTTATACAATGATAGTCAAAGTTTAATTGGATATATTAATGGTGCAGAAAGATTTAGAGTAAACTCATCAGGAAATTTCGGTATAGGAACTAACTCACCTGCAACAAAATTAGATGTTACAGCAAGTGGTGCTAACGGATTAGTCTTAAATAATGATACTAGCACTACAAGCAATTCTGCCAGATTGTTTTTTGAAGGAACTGGCACAACTTCTATGTATCAAGTTGGAAATAGTTTAAGATTTGCTACTGGTGCTACAACTGGAGCAAGTAGTGGAACTGCAAGACTGGAGCTTGACGAACAAGGAAATTTAAAAATACTTGATAATGGAAATAATCCTTCTGCTTCTGCAAATAACGCATTTTTATTTTGCGATAGTGGAGAGTTAAAAGTATTAGATGAATTAGGAAATACCACAACTATTTCCCCACACAATTTTGAATTAATACCTGAAGGAGCATCAGAAGATATGGCGTTTGCATATCATTCTACCAGACATACACCAGAGGGTAAATTAAAAAAAGTCAATGTCGATATGATGAAATTGGCAAGATTAGTAGAACAACTTACTGGCGAGAAGCTAGTATATATTGAAGAAGGAGAATAAGATGGCTAAAGTAATTTCAGAAAAATCAGTAGAGTCAGTAGATGCACCAAAAATGGTTGAAATCAAAATGATGCGTAGAATGAAAGATGCTTCAGGTAAAGATGTGGAAGTAGTTGATTTTGTTGATGTTAAATCAGTAGATGAAGCAATTTCACAAGCAGAAGAAAGAAAAGCAAGTCTTGAAGCACAAGTAGTTGAACTAGATGCTGAATTAGTTGATTTAAAAGCAATTAAGGGGTAATCGTGGCTATTACATACAGGGGAATACGCTTTAGTGGATATAATAAGCCAAAGCGTACCCCTAAACACCCTAAGAAATCACACGCTGTATTAGCAAAGTCAGGTGGAAAGATTAGGCTGATTAGATTTGGACAACAAGGCGTACGAGGAGCAGGAAAGAATCCTAGAACTGCTGCACAAAGAGCTAGGAGGAGATCGTTTAAAGCTAGACACAGAAAAAACATCGCTAGAGGTAAGATGAGTGCTGCTTACTGGGCGAATAAAGTAAAATGGTAAAGGATTAAAAATGGAAGTTGGAAAAGATACAAAATTTACACTAAGTATAGAAACTGCTGTAAGTATTGGTGTCACAATATTTATGGTAGTGGGATTATGGTTTAACCTACAAGCTGATATACAAGAAGCCAAAGAGCTTCCTGAACCACCAGTAAGTAGAACAGAATATGATTTGAAAGATCAGATGATTCGTAATAGTATTATGAATACAGAAGATAAAGTTGAAAAACTAGAAGAAAAAGTAGATGACATTAAAGAAGACACACGAAGCATTAATGACACTCTACTAAAAATGAATAATAATTAATATGAGGTACAAAGATGAATTATTACTATGGTATGGTATGGTTGCTTGGATTATTGTTATGGCAATCGCCCTTATACTCGCAGTCCGTTAGACTAGACAGCTTCCAAGATGTGCAGCTACTGAATGTACAGAATTGTTCAGTAGTACAAGTAAATGCAAGTTGGAATCATCAAAACAGAGTTAAAATAGAAAAACTAGCAAACATTTGCTATGTTGCAGAAATAGACATAGAGGACAAAGTTATTGGTGCTACCATAGCTCAAGAGTGGAACATTACAATCGTTCCTACTATTATTGTTTTAGAAAATGGTAAAGAGGTAAAACGATTTGTTCCTGGAATTAGTATGAGATTCAACGAAGATACTATTATTTCAGATGTTAGAAAAGAAGTAAAACAATGATTGCTTATCTCATTAGAATAATTAATCGTATAAAGGGAAGATAGTGGCAAAGAGAAAAAGAAAATCGAGAGTCAATCAAGCAGGAAATTATACTAAACCTACGCTTAGAAAGCGTTTATTCAATAAACTCCTAAGAGGAAATAAAGGTGGTAATCCTGGACAATGGAGTGCTAGAAAAGCACAGATGTTAGCACTCGCCTACAAACGAGCAGGTGGTGGTTATAAATAATGGCTCTCAAGAAATCACAGAAAAGTCTGCGTAGGTGGACAAAACAAAAATGGCGTACCAAATCTGGTAAACCTTCTAAAAAAACTGGTGAAAGATATTTGCCTGAACGACTGTTAAAAGCAATGACTAAATCAGAATACGCATACGAAACTCGTAAGAAACGCAAAGCGACTAAAGCAGGTAAGCAACGAGCTAAGTATTCTGCTAAAACAAGAAAAAGAATGCGTAGATATACATAATTTGTTATATTCAGTATTATTAAACATACTGGAGGACGAATGTCTAAAGAAACAAAACAAGATGAATTTAAAGTAGTGCTAGAAGATGGCAAAGAAGTAAAATTTGACGATCTAAAAGACGAGCAAAAAGTAATGGTAAATCAAATCAGAGATTTAGATATACAGCTCGGTAGAATGAGTTTTCAAGCACAACAACTTCAAGCTGCAAAGAATCACTTTTCTGCAGAACTTAATTCTTCTTTGAAAGAAGAGAAGGAAGATGCCTAAGTTAAATGTAGTCGCAGGTATTATAGATAAAGTAGTAGATAAAATCGATGACTTTACCCTTGACAAAGCAGAAAAAGCAGAACTTATACAAGAGATTAACAAAGCTCAACTTGAAGTCAATAAAGTTGAAGCAGGACATACCAGTTTATTTGTTGCTGGTTGGCGACCATTTACGGGGTGGGTTTGTTCGGTAGCACTATGTTATCATTTCGTAATACAACCCTTCTTACTTTTTCTGTTACATTCATTTGGCTATCAAGTGGATTTACCAGTATTCGATATGACGACTCTCACGACAATACTTCTGGGTATGCTCGGTCTTGGGGGAATGCGTTCATTCGAAAAAGTGAAGCGATCAGCGTAATGGAATTTAACGAAATTATTGAGAAAGTCCTCGAACACGAAGGGGGTTATGTCAATGATAAAGATGATTTAGGTGGGGAAACAAAGTATGGTATAACCAAACGATTCTATCCTCACCTTGACATCAAGAACTTAACCAGAGAACAAGCAAAAGAAATTTATTATCAAGACTATTGGATTCCTTCCAAAGCCAAATCATTACCAAGAGATTTACGCTATCCATACTTTGATTGTGTTGTAAACACAGGACAACGCAGAGCAGTAAAGATATTACAACAGGCGTGTAACAATAAAAATACCTTCGAAATCAAAGAAGATGGACTTATTGGTGCAGCAACTATATCTGCTTGTAAAAAATTAGAAGCAGATAGATTTATTTCATATAGAATTTTATTCTATTCTTTGCTAATTTCTGATAACCCCACACAAGAAAAATTTTGGTATGGGTGGTACAAAAGAGCTAAAGGAGAATAGATGCCTACATACATTACAGCTAGAGATTTAAAAGATACCTTTCCAAACTTAGACGAGTTTGACACAAAGAAACCTGTGTATGGTTGGGTGGCAGAATCTACAAATAGATATGTGTCACACGACTCTGGATTGGTAACTGTTCTTTTTGCAGACGGAAAAGATTTAGGTTCTGGACAGTCAGCTTTGTCTGATGTAGATGCAAACGATGAATGGTTTTACGATTCAGCAGCAGACGCAGTATATTATTACAATAGTGCTAGTAGTCCAGAAGATTTATTGATGGAAGCAGGAGAAGATTTTGCTACATTAAAAACAAGAGTAATGCAAGACGCAAGTGATTATGTAGATTCTAAATTAGATTCTAACTTACCAAGAGAACAATTTTTATTAAAAGATGGTACATACGACTATCTTATTAGACGACTAACTTCATTAGTCGCAGCATTCTTTTTAGTGAAAGGGAAAGATCCTACGAGTGAAATAGCAGAAGCGTTATTCGAAGAAGCACAAATGCATATCGCAGACTTAAACGCAGGGAAAGCAAAGCTAAGTTATCAGAACACAGGAGATGCTTCAAAAGGTATTGTAAGAAAAATGTCTGTGTCTGGAAGTCTTAATATTGTTGATACTAGAGGAAATTACTTTGGTAGCTATGACAGATTAAAAGTTATTGTAACTACTGGTGGTGCTATTGGTACTGCTAAGTATTCTGTGTTTGCAAAAGATGATGATACTTTAAAAAATAATCAAGTGGTAACAGATGAAGTTATCAATGGAGATTATCAAGAATTAGCAGCAGGATTGCAAATAAGATTTCAAGGATCGTCAGATAGTTCTACTGCAACACAAAACGATGAGTGGGAAGTAGAAGTAACAGGTATTTACGAAGAAACAGAAAATGCCTCTATGCGTTCAGTTAAAATGACTCGTAAAGATTTTAAACAATTCTATCGAGGTAAGAATGGCTCTCGTATCTACTAATGCCTGGAAAGTTAATGTCGAAGAAACGATACAAACTGCAATTAGAAGTGAGTTCTCAAATGCTCTCCCTATTTATAGAAGCAAGAAAACAAATATAGCAGGTAATCAATTTGCTATTCTTAGAGGGGAAAATTCAGAACCTCAAAACACTATGTATGCTAAACTAGGAAGTAATTATAACCTTTCATTAGAAGTATATATATCAGATAGAAAAAGAAACGATATTACTGTAAAGCATTTTTTTAAACAAATATCAAGAGTGGAAGAACTATTTTATTCTTTGGTAGAATTAAATCCATTGTTTAATGTTAGTATAAATAGTATAAATTATAATGACGATGAAGATATTAATGGATATAGAAAAGCAACTTTTGATTTGACTGTAAGGAATATTAGATAATGGCTATTAGCTTTAACAATGTTACATACGACAAAGTAATGACACCATTGCGAGATAAAATACGCACAGAGTTTAAGGGTGCATTGCCTGTTTATTTTGACAACAACTATAGAGATATAGGAACAAAGTCGTTAAGAATATATCCTGAATCACAAACATTGGTAGAGAAAAAAACTCGTTCTTATCTCAATGTATATGAAATGCAAATGGATTATGTTATTAAAACATATAATGATAATGAAAGAGCATTAGATGAAATGTATAAAGATGTCAGTAGGATAGAAACTGTGTTGTTTAATAACTCACACGGAGGATCTACACCATACTTCTTTGAAAGTATGCCTACTATTGAGCATAATATAGACACAGATTTAGAGAATGTATATGTATCAAGAATAAGTGTACCAGTATTATATGAAGAAGTTTATCAATCATTTGCTAGGTTTGTAACTTCCGATGATAAATTCTTTGTATTATCTAATGGTTCTTTTTATATTGTAAGGAGTTAATTATGGCTAAAAAGTACAAAAAGAAAGAAGGCGTCTTACCTAAAGGTAAAAGTTACTTAGGGTTAGACTGGGCAGATTGGGCAAGATTAAAAAATGGTAAAGTGGTAGAGCTTGATTCTATGCCTAAAGAAGCCAAAGAATTTTTAGTAGAAATCAAAGATCAAAAAGTTAAAAAAGAGGTAAAGTGAAATGGCAGATTTAGCAGAAGGGTTTAGCCCTAAACAGTTTCAGTTAGCCATCGCTGCTGAAGCAGATGGCATTGGTGGTGGAGAAGCCACAGACGCAGATTATAAATTTATTAATATTGATTCTATCGAGTTCCCATCTTTAAACCCACAACAGGTTTTAGATGTAAGACACGGAGTAGGTAGAACACTTAAAGCTGTAGATATGTTTCTTACAAACAAACTTACAGTAAAAGAAATTAGTTTTTCAGGTATTGCAGATGCTACTATTTTACCAATGCTTCTTTCAAATATTACAACCGATGCTTCAAGTGCTTATGAAATAGCAGGAAGCTACGCAGGTATTGATTTATCTTATGGAGATTCTGTAAGTGACAATACAAAAACATTTGCTGTAGTGGTGGTAACACCAGAAGCAGCTCAACAAATGTATTTTAAGGGTTGTTTCTTAACTTCATTAACTATTAGTGGAGATGTGGGAGAAGAAGCAGGAAGATTAAAGATTTCAGGTACATTTAAATCTGGTTGTATCCCAGCATTAAATGATACTTCTATCGTTCCAACACACGACAGAGCAAGTTTTAATACAAATTACTTTATGACAGACTATGGTGATTCTGGCTCAACTAATGCAGTAACAACTATTGCAGGTATTTCTGATCCAGTAATGAAATCATTTAGTTTAACCATTGAAAACGATGTTGTTATGAGTGGTTATGATGTAAATGGTAATTTTCAACAAATGCACAGAGGTATTCCAGAAGTGGCAGTAACCTTTGACGCAGTTGTAAAGTATGATGGTGATACAGATAATCTTATACAAACATTTGGAGAACAATCAACATCTACTGTTGCAAATACATTAACAGCAGCAGATAGTGTGACAAGAAATGTTGATATATCATTACCAACTTGTATTATTACCGATGTAAGTTTTTCAGAGGAAGATGCAATGTTTTTATCCGTAAGTAGTAAAGCAGTAGCTGGTACTTCAGGAAACATTGTTTCTATCACAATACAATAATAAAAACGAGGAAAGTCAATGTCTAAAAAGATAACGCTTAAGAGTGGTGTTAAAGCTACGCTTATAGAAATGTCAGTAGATGCTTTTGATAAATGTATGGATTCTGTACGCTTTGAAGAAGTAGATGGACAGTCAGTAATTAAAAATCAATTTGCATTAAGTACATTATGGATTAGAAATGGTGTAGATGGAGCAGATGATAAGTTTATTAAATCTTTATCAATTAACGATAGAGTAGAATTACAATTAGCTATTCAGGAATACAATAGCTTGGGGGAATAGAAACCCTCTCACTTGAATTAAACATATTAATAGATGATTGGTGTGAGGGTTGTAGATATTCTACCTTTCCATATAAAGCTAAGTTACCTCTTAAAAAGAATAACAGCGTTCACACCTTTACATCTATGGACGATGTATGGTATGTAATCAAACTATTAAAAGAAGAAGTTGAAGAACATAATGCTACTTCTGAAAGAAAGTTTGAAGTACACGAAGCTATTAAATCACACCTACCTTTTTTTGCTTGTACAAATAACTTTATAAACAAAGAATATCAACGAGATATACAAAGATTTACTTATTCAAAAAAGATGAATGTTGCTCCTTTTGAAGGATCATACGGAAATCACCCAAAAAAATGGATTGATAAGTGCAATGTTATAGAAAAAATGTTAAATTATATTCAATCACAACAATATAAAAAGAGTAACTAATGGCAGATACAAACCTAAAAGTACAAATTAAGTTCCAGGCAACTGGAGATAAAGAGTTAGCAAGAGCATTTAAAACTGCAGCTATTGCCAATGAGAAACTTGAAAAAGCAAATAGAAAACTTACTAACCAACAAAAGAAACATAACAAAGTTACTTTATTGGGTATTAAAAATAATAGACTTCTTTCTAATACCTTTGCTACTATTCGTAGTAAGCTATTGCTTATGTCTTTTGCTTTTACTTTGGTGACTGGCTCTGTTGGTAAGTTTATACAAAAGTCTGCACAATTTGAGAAAGTAAAAGTACGATTAAATGCTATGTTTGGTTCTGTAGAACGAGGAACAGAAGCATTTAACACATTTAATAAAATTGCAGCAACTACTCCATTTGAATTAGAAGATGTAGTAGAAGCAGGTGCAGCATTAAAAGCATTTGGTGCAGACGCAGAATCACTTATAAAACCAGTTGCAGACTTAGCAGCATTTATGGGTACAAATGCAGCAGAAGCTGCTTCTGCTTTAGGTAGAGCTTTTGCAGGTGGTGCAGGTGCAGCAGATATTCTAAGAGAAAGAGGTATTTTACAATTAGTAAGAGATAGTCAAGGTATAAAAGATTTATCTAAGATTACATTACCTGAATTTAGAAGAGCATTAGAAAAAACTATTACAGATCCTTCTGTTGGTGTAGCAGGTGCTACTGACAAACTATCCAAAACAATGTCTGGTTTATTCTCTAATTTAGCTGACTCGTTCTCAAGACTTTCTGCAGCAGTTGGAGATGTTGCTACTGGAAGTATGTTTAGAGGTGGTGTCGAAGCACTTACGAGTTTATTTAGTCAAATGGCAGAAGCACTTCAAGAAATCAATAAATCTGATATTGAAAAAATTGCTGAATTAAGAAAAGAATTAGGATTAGCAGCACCTGAAGCAGATAAAACAGGAGATGCTCTTGTAGATATGTTAGATGCACAAGAAGCTATTGGAAAAGATAGAACAGCTGTTATGGCTGCAAATGATTTAAAAAAAGCACAAGAAGATTTATTAAACGCATTGTTAGAAAAACAAAGAATTGATAAAGAGAACGAAAAAACATTTAATAAACAAAGTACAGAAAGAGCAAGAAAAGATGCTATTGATGCAAGAGGTAGAATAAAAAGAGCTAATGAAGAAATAGCTACATTTAATAAATTATCAAAAGCACAAGATAAGTTTCGTATATCTGTTTTAGAGGATTTAAGTCCGTTTAAAGATCCTATGACTGGTTTTACGCCTGATTTAGATGTAGAACTAAAACCAAGATTATCAACTAATTTTGATGATGTACTTAATATATTTTCAGATGACTTAGCTGAACAAATAGCAGGTTTTGATAAGGAAAAGCTAAACAGAGCTTTTGAATCATTATTAGAGTTTGAGCAATTATTTCAAGATCAATTAGTTGGTGGATTTATGAACTCTTTCAATCAAATAATATCTTTGCAAAAAGCTAATTTAGATCAGAGAGTAGATAATGAATTAAAAGCATTAAGAAAAACAGATAAGTTTAGAAATGCTTCTATGGAACAAAGACAAACTATGGAAGATGATGTTCGTGCTAAGTTTGCAGATGAACAAAAAAGAATATTTAAATTACAAAAAGCGTCACAAATATCTAAAGTTGTTATTGATACTGCTGCTGCTATAAATCAACTTATGCAAACTGCTTTAGCTGCAAGTTTAATCGATCCTTCTGCACCAGCAAGAGCCAAAGCTATATCTATAGCAATGGGAGCATTATCTGCTGCACAAATAGGATTAATATCGAAACAACAAGCACCAGCATTTGCTCGTGGTGGTTCTTTTATAACTGGTGGACAACAAATGATTATGGTTGGAGATAATCCTGGTGGTAGAGAACGAGTAGATATTACTCCATTATCAAGTCCAGA